CAGCGATGGCATGTTCAGCTGCACGTAGTTAAATACGTTTTGCTGTGTTGCGCCGCGAATGCCGTAAGTGTTGCTCAGGATCGTGAACGCACCGCCGCTGCCGGCTTCGCGGTAACCGATCTTGAAAAAGCTGTAGCGCTCCTCTGTAGTTGTGATCGTGTTGCTTTGGAAAACATCCACCTTGAGAGTGGAGCCGCGCTCGATGATGTCATCTTTGCGGCTAATGCAGGCGCGATTATCAGCTTGGGTAAAGCTGATCGAATCCTTGAGATTGCAGAATCCGTTGATACGAATGCCAATGCGCGAGCGGATGCCAAACTCAACCGCTTGACATGGGCGAGTGGTTGAAACGCTCGCAATGGCGCAGCGCAAGATATGGCCATCGGGCGCTGTGGCGACGTTGCGCAGTTCATAGCTGCCCGCTAGGTAGTCATCGCCATCGCGCTCAATGTTGGCTTGCGTATTGAGCGTGACTGATCCAGTGCGCACAGTCGTAAACACCGCAGTGATTTCAGTGCCGCTGCCGCTAGATATATCGGCTTCTGAGACAAACACGTCATCGGTGCGGCTAGTGCAGATTGCAAGTGCTGAGCCGACCTTGTAAAGCTCGCCTGGGATGATCGCGTCGTCCCATGTCTTTTGGCGGCCTGCAACGGTGCCAGCTACATCGGCGCACTTTTCGATATGGATCTGCGTAGCGTCAAACTTTAAATTTTTGGTGACGGTGACTGTGCCATTGCCAGTTACGCTGGTGCCGTCTTGAATTCTGAAGACTGGCGTTTGGTTATTGTTGACCGCATCAATATCAATGTCACCTCCTCCGCCGCTAGCGCTAACGCTAGTCACAACAGTGACACCATCTACAACCGCCGTGGTTGTACTGAGGCTAACGTTATTTAACGTCGCCCTTTTAATTTTTTGAGTTGCTTTTGTGCGAACCCTGATCTTTACGGTGTACTTGCAGACCGCCTCGTCGTCATCGTCCGTGATGGCAGGATTGGTAAAGGTAACGCGGAACTTACTTGCTTTTAGCACTTCAATATCTGTGTCGATATTATCGCTGTCGTCGTAAACACCAAGTCCAGTTGTATCAAAAGTAAAAGTTGCGTTCAAGGTGCCAATGCCCTCAGAGTCGATTGTTACGCTGTTGACAGTTGCACTCAGTCGGCTTTTTAGATCTGAAACTGATTCATCGTCGTATTCGTAAACCCACTTTGCGCGGCTGTCTTGACTTGCTGGTTTGTTGTAACCAGCAGCGCCTTCTTTTGTGATCTGCTCTTTGCTGACGCTCCATGCTGCGGTGTTGGTCAGCGTGCGTAGATCGCGGCTGAACTCCGTGTCCTTGTCGCTGCTGGGATAGAGCTTGTAGGTAATCGTGCTGCCGACACTGCCGACACTGCCGCTAACCAATCCGCTGCGGCTGCTGAAGTAGGTCTGCGCCTTCTTGCGTTGTGCCCACGCAACATCATCGATCTTGCACTTCACCTGCGCATCGCCATCTTCGCCTTCAGGCACCAACTGCGCTTGTACACGCGGGCGAATCACTGGATTGACCTTGAATCCGAAGTCATTACCGATGAGCGTGTAGACGCCGAAGATCGTCTGATTGTTCGGCCTGGTGGCGCTGCTGAAGTCTGCCGCCCAGCTGCTGCCACGGCGCACCATAAACACATCAGATCCGCCTGCGTTTTGCGCGTTGCCCGCATCGGCGTTAGCAGCACGGCCGAAAATCCGATCACCGGATGCAATGCGTGTGGTTAGGCCACTACCCACGCGGCCATAAACGGTGAGCCTGCTTCCGGCGCTGTTGGCTGTGCTGTTGCCAAAGTCGTAGCTAGCCAACGTGTTGCCACCAGCCGCAAAGTTTTTGGCATCAATGCCACCGATCGGACCCTCGCCAATCATAAAGATCGCACGCAGCAGTTGGCTACCGCCGAGGCTATAGATCTGGCTCCACAACATTGGCGTTGAGACACGCACGCCGCCATAGGTGGTGCCGCTGATCGCCTCACGCAGCGCATACACCAGTGGGATGGTGCTGCCCAATGTGGTGATGTCCTGAGTGCTGTCGAAGCCGTAGCGCGGGGTATAGCGCTGGTTATTGGTGATCGGCGCATCGCTGCGGTTGCGTGCCTGCAACTGTGCCGGCCGGCCGCCTTGCTGCTGCGGAACGCTTGGCTTCAGGAATGACGCTGCAATTTGAAAGCCAATGCCAATCACGCTGAGGGTGATAGCGATGATCGTTTCAACGCCTGCAACTACTGCCGGCTCCGGCTGCTCCTTGGCATGTCGCGCCACTTCAGCCTTGAAGTACAGATACTGCTCGTCTGTCAGACCCAGCAGGCTTGCGAGGTAGCGATCAGAAGGCAGCATCAGCGAAAGGTGCAAAAGCGAAGACTTGGCATATACGACAGCGGCACCCATCGGACGCCACGTCTGTGATGCACCAACAAAAGCCCATCATCTACAACGATACTGACACCAAGACCGGCTGGGCCATTGCGGATCAGCGTTACGGCGTGCTGCTGCGGACCATCAAGTTCAACGGTGCCATCACGCCATAACTGCTCCAGCTCTGGCCAGCGCTTTTGCTCAGCAAGCTGCAGCCACTGTGCATTCATTGACGGGTGATGGATGCCGGCATCATCAAGAATGCGCCACACCATCACCAGGCAGTCTGCAGCTTTGCCATCTTCCGGGTCGGCGCCAAACTCATGCGGTAGCCCAATCCAGCGCTTCCAGTCCATTAACTGATCACCACGTTGCCGGTGCTGGGCAAGGCGCCAACAATGCCAGTGGTTAGGCGGCGCTTAGGGATGTCGTTCTTGGTAGCGTCCAGTGGGCTAGAGAGCTTCAGGATTACGCGCTCAGTGTCCATTTCGTACTGCGCCACGCGCCATAGCTCAGACCGAATTAACGCATCATCAGCAAAGGTTTCCGGGTCAAGGCTGACGGTTTTGATGTCCAGCAGCCAGCGCGACTCAACTGCCTCAGCAAAGATGTTGACGCTGATCGGATCCAATCCTGCAACAAGACTGGATTCGCTGCGGTCGCCGCCCTTACTGCCAGCGCCCAGCGTGTAGCCGAATGGCGCAAACGCGTAGGTCACACTGCTGTAGGTGCGTGTTTGATTGATGGAGAAGTTTTGATAGGCGTAAACCGGCGAGGTTGGCGTGCCGTCGCTTTGCAGAAAGCGCGCATAGTTGACGAATGCAAATGTGCTCATGCCATGCCTACGCGCTTACGTGTTTTTACTGAGTTTTGCAGTGTTTGCAGTGTAAGCGCCCTACCGCGTTCTGCTGCTAACGCAATGCCACGTTGATGCTGCTCAGTGGTGACGTATTCAACGCCGTTGATCACGGTCGATTCGTATTTCACCTCGATCGGTTTTTGCTGCATTGTGCTACCGCCAGCATTCATCTGGCGGTTGGCAGTTTGCTGATTGAGCATCGCCCGCGTGTCATTGCCTTGACGGTTTGTGGCTTGCTGGGCTAGTGCGGCGCGGGTATCAGCATTGGATACAACGCTGCCGCTAACTCCAGGCACAAACAACTCAGGGCCACGCTCGCCGACGATGTAGGGCTGGTTGCCGCTGACTGGACCGCCGTTGGCGCGACCGCCTATAGCAAATCCTGGAATAGATGTAGATAATGCGCCAGTGCCGGATAGGTTGGTGTTTGCTGTGCCTAAAGCGCCGCCGCCGCCGCTTAACGCATTAAAGATGGTTTGCAGAATAATCAGGGTCATCTGCTTGGCGATGATCTCGGCGGCCATGCTGACAAATGCCTTGCCGATACTCTCAAACGCATCTGCTAGCGCTTCTTGCGTTGACTTAGCACCTGTTGCGACATCTTGGAATGCTTGGCCAAATGCGCTGCCGATTGCATTGGCGCCGTTGACGATCGCGTCAATCTGCAGTTTGATTGGATTCAGGTCTTCCTTGAGTTTGGCTATTGCATCACTCAAGCCAGATACAACAGTGCCTTGGCCTGCTGCGCCAAACTCTGCGCCTTCCATCGCTTGCTTAAAGAGCTTCTCAGCTTCTTCTGCTTGCTTTTTCAGTTCTTCCGTTTGTAGTTGAATGATCTCAAGTCGCTGGATTTCGGCGTTGAGCTGATTCAGGTTGGTACGCTGCTCAGCATTTTTCAGCTCTGCAATTTGCTTGGCGCGGTCTTGGAAATCAAATTGAATTTGCAGGCGTTTGCGTTCAATTTCTGATCCCTCAAACAGCAACGCTGCTTGGCGACTAAATTGAGTGCCAAGTTGATCTCCAACTTCTAGTGACCGTTCAAGTTCTTGCCGTAATTTTTCCGCTTCACGTGCTGCTTTTTCGGCCGCTTTTTCTGCGTCTGATTTACCACCACGACCTTTGCCGCCACCTGCTGCGGCGCCCAGCAAAGGCGGCATAGTAGTAATGCTTGGTGCGGATGGCGTTCTTGCTTGCTGTTGGCGCAGTCTGTAATCCGCTCGCTGCTGTTCGATATTTCGCTGACGCATGTCAGCCATCATGCCTTGCTGTGTGAATGGATTAAGCCTCATGGCTCGCACCGCTGCATCAGCATTTCGCGCAAATTGAGCCTCGCGATCCCTAGCGCCGCCAGCGTTATTAGCTTCGTCCAGTATTCGTTGTATCTCACTAACGACGGCAGTTGCTTGAGTTAGCGCCCATTGAAAAACTGGCGCTAAAGTTCTGCCAATAGTTTGCGCTAATACTTGGATTGAATCCTGCAATGTGCTGAGCCTGCCATTTAGCGTATCACTCTGAGCGATGGCGCCATTGGCGTATTTACCACCGGCATCAGTAAGTTTTTGAATTGCGAATTCAACCGCTTCTGCGCTGATGCGTCCTTTTTCAAGTGCCTTTTGAAACTCTTCACCACTTAAACCATATTCCTCACGCAATACCTGCTGCAGTGCAACACCACGTTCTTG